TGTTAGACTGTGCTTTGGTGTTGCAGTAAAGAAGTATGCTCTTGTCAAAGAACTGTTTGATAGTTGCTCAACAGCAGGGAAAAAGTTTTTCTGAACTGAGTTGTGTGCTTCATCAAAGTATATTGTATCAATCTCAATATCAAGTGACTCTGTAATTCTGTGTAGTGAATGATATGTTGTAAAGATCAACTGATTTCTGATACTATTATGATACCAGTTTTCAATCACTTCTGTTTTTGTACTGCTGAAGTGATGAGTCTCTCCACTATGAACGTGCATCACATCTATATCTGTGATATGCTCAAGAAAATCTGCTGATAACTGATTTGCAAGTAAGATACGAGGAGCAACAACAACAATAGTTTTTGATACGCTATTCATATCAAATCTGTACTGTGCATCTTCAATCATACACATTGTCTTACCACCACCAGTGGGTACAATAATCTGACCTTTATCGCACTGTTGCATTTCCCAAAGTGCTTGTAACTGATGTGAACGTAATTTCATTAAAATCTCATTAATACTATTAGTATAGCAATTCTGTTAATGGATTGCAAACAGCTCGTGACACTCTTTTCTTTGGCACATTTAACTCTTCCATTATAATTTGTTTCGGTAAGAAGTTCCAACAATAGTAACTACTACTAAACGTAATCTTATCATTGTCTCTACCATCAGGACTTACAAATTTCATTCTCTTATCAAACATCAACAGTTGTAAATCCTTATCTTTAAATAACTGTTTAGGTGCTGAGTCATTTAACCAAGTATTAGTCATTATCAAAGCAAATGGTTTATTAAATGATAATGCTCTCTCAAAAAACTTTCTCTTGTCTGTAAATGGTGGATTAGAAACTATCATATCCCACTCATCAGGTTCATAATCAAAAAAGTCCTGACCACTTTCCAGATGAGAACGAATAACTTTGTTTTGTTTCGATATTTGTATGACGAACTGGCTCTCTTCTGTATCAAAAGGACACCAAACTGTGGCATCTTTTGGAATATATTTAAGTATTGGTTCAACTCCATAGTCAGGTGTGTAACACTCATCATTGTTACCCTTTGAATACATCAGTTTACCACTATCCAATTCATTCTTCAATAAATTATTCCTCCTCTTTTTTTCTCTAGTAATTCCATTTCTATTTTTATCTCAACCATTTCTGTCAGGTCTTTAACTTCTTGAGACATAGAACGATAGCCAGCACCAACATAAATTTGACCAGCCATTACTGCAATGGTACACGCACCCCAGAAGATATAATACTTTCCAGATTTGATTTGGTGCTTAATTTTAGACAAGGGTTTCATAAAAATATATTTTCTCCCATTATAAAACCCCTGACTTAAAAAGTCAAGGGTCTGTATTGAATCCTACATTTAGAGTAGTACCTCCTTACACATTCGTTTACATATATGCTGATCGTCTTCACATTCAACTATACACTCGTAGTAGTCTGCGATTTTATCATTTTGCGTCTCAAATGTATGTTTTGATCCTGCAAGTTGATTAAATGAAATTAAGTTGTGCATAGTGGTCTCCATTTGGTTAAGTTAAACTCATAATATGAAGAGTTTAGAGCATCTTAGCCTCCGTTTAATTCTATCATTATATAGTCAAAAACTCAAATTTTGAAACATATCGCAATTATGTATTTCTACTTATAGTCTGTCTTTTCACTGTATTCTTCATCACTATCACGAACATTTTTGTATGGATTTTGTGGACGAATTAAATCCTCTGGCTCAATTTTCTTTTGTAATATCCTTAGAAAAATGAACAACGAAGAAACTGATAATATTATGCTAAATGGATTTATCATTGTGGGTCAAGTGGCCTGTATTGTTGAGATTTATATGCACCATAACTAATTTCTGCATCAGGGTCACGATCATCTTGCTTTGACATTCTTCTTCTTATAAATTCTAATTCATTCCAGTTGTCCTCATAACAACATAAGCAAACGTGAATCCTTTTATGTAAGAATGTAGATACATTACACTGTGGTCTTGGTTTAGTTGCAATCTCAATCGTTATGTAATTAGATGTTGCAACCCACTTATTTTTGACTCGACTCTCATTATTATCTGGTGTTCCCTTAAAATATACCCACCCCTCATGCACCATACCGAGTGCAGTTGTCCAACGAACATAATCATTTACTTGAGGGTCGTACATACACTTGACAAATAATTTATTTTATTATATCATATATAGATAATGTTAGCGAACCACAACACATAGCACGAACTATAATGAAATACCACCTTTACGATCATAATCAAATACATCAAGGAAAATTTAATTCTGTCTACGAACTTAGAAAGTTTTTATGTGATCGTAAATATGATATTAGTTGTGATGCAGATTTGTCATGTACATTTGATTATATAAAACATATCAAATGGCATTTTGAAATAGAAGAATAATATTAACTACTTACTGAATCTATTACTGCCTGTGGAGTATTATTAATTACCTCTTGTGCTGCTGCTCTCTCTGCTTCATCTTGAACAACTAATGGATTTCTTTCTCCATTAATCTCAATTGCTATTGGCATAATGATATGTTTTCCATCCTCATCTGTTAGACCAGCAGATAATTCATACTGTTCTAATCTTGCCTTTGCTTTTATGTACTCTTCTTTTTGTTTATTAAAGAGTACTGTGTTTACCCAATCAGGTATTGGTGCGATTGAAGTAATACCAACCTGAGTTTTTGGATACTTATCTTTAATTGCTTTAATATCTGCCTTCCACGCATCAATACCCTCATGATAAATTTTATCTAATTGATCTACGATTGGTGGATACTCTGCAGCACGAGCTTCGGTATAAGTAGTGACACCAACATAATCGACACCCTCTACAATTCCAATCCCTTGCTCGTAAATATCATCAACGAATTGTTGATAATGTCTATTTGAATTATCAAGTGGGATACCATGAAATACTCCATCAAGAACAGCACTGAGACTAAAGCTTTCTTCTCCTGCAAGCATACTTATATGAATTTTATATTTTATTGACATTATGATAACTCCGCATCGAATCCTAAAATACCGTCATTAAGAATTCTTACTTCACCAGCACCATTCGCAGTAAAAGGTGTACCAGAGAAATTCATATCAACTCTACCTCCAAATTTATGAAAATTATTAGTGCTAACAAAAGAAGTGGCAGAATTCCAAGCAGAGGAACTTAAGACTTGTATATCAGATATTGTATCTATTGATACCGTTGGAGAAGATCTCATCTCAGTCTTAAATTGAAAAGTCCAAAGTGCCCTTGAAGTAGAATATGTATGAGCAACACCATAACATCGTTCACCACTGCCTCCTGCAACTGAACTTGGCCCTTTCATACACTGGAAGTAGCGTTCACAAAGACTAAGTTCTTCAGCATAAGAACGGTGTTCAAAATCAGTAGCATTTTGGCCAACTTCAAGTTGAACTCCTGTAATTTCAAATGTTGATGCTGTTTTCCACCACTTATCATCCATATCAGGTCTTGAAGTATAACCAGCATGATTTTGCCATTTATTAACACTGCTTCCAGATGTATAATGATTACCCATATAAGGATTCCACATTAGTTGTAACCCATAGTCATTATTGGTATCGAATGTTATGTCTTGATCACCTGGTACTGTCACAATTATCTTTTTCCACGTATCTGCTTGAACAGGATAAAGCACATTGTAATCTTGTGGTGTACCATCTGCTGTGTAAAAAGTAAATAGAAAAGTGTGAGTTATACTTGACTTGACCCAAAATGAAAGTGTCAAGTAACTTGAAGTAGATTTATAGTTCCAACCACTATATGCCATATCCTGTGCTTCTGTATTATAAGTTATAATCACATAACCCTGAGTATTTGCATTTTGTCCAGCATTTTGTATATGAAACGAATGTCTAAAACCGTCTGAATATGGTGCATCAGATGAAGATAGAGTATGTTGTGACTGAGTTAATGTAGTATTTGCACCACCAGCCTTCATTGCAAATCTATCCACAGTTC